AAACTGGTGGTAATGGCGGAAATGGTTTAGGAATCAATGGAACTGTTTATACAGGCGGTTCAGGTAATACAAACGGCGCAGGCGGTGGTGGCGCTGGTATAGCAGCTAATGGTTCTAATGCCTCAGGTGGCAATGGTGGAGCAGGTGGCTTAGGAGGCGGAGGCGGTGCTCCAGGTCCAAGTTCTACTGGCGCTGGCGGCGCAGGCATCCTCTACATTTTTTACTAGGAGCAAGTGATGAAAGAACTTATTAGACGCGGCGAAAGCGGATCACAAGTCTCCGACTGGAATCCATCCAGTGAAACAGTCACACCTCCTAGCCAAACACATTTTTTTGTGCCATTTGGTTTAACTTTACAACAGACAATTCAAGCATCAGGCAGCGTCACTATTCCTGCTGGTATTGATTGGGTGTATGTTGTGCTAACTGGCGGTGGTGGAAGCGGTGGCTCAATTCGTGGTGGGGGTGCAGGTGGTATTTCCTGGGGATGGACACCTACTCAATCTACTTGCATCATTGGTGCTGGCTCAAATGTTGCCACAACAGATGGCGGTTATTCTCGGTATGGCAATGTTATTGCTGGTGGTGGTAGTTCAGGCAGTCTTGGCACTACTCCAGCCGTAGGTGGCGCAGGTTCTGGTGGTGTTGCAGGAGCAACAAACTATTGGGGTATCCCAGGTGGCGCTTTAGGCGCAGCAAATACTAAAGGTAATCCAGGTGGCGGCGCTGGTGGTGGAGGAAGTGCAACTGTTTTAGGTGGTACTGCAGGCGCTGGTGGTGATGGTATTTCAGGTGGTGGTGGTGGTCTTGCAAACGCTTCAGGAACAGGTAATTTGACTGGCGGCGCAGGCGGAAATGGTTTAGCAGGTGGTGGTGGTGGCGGTGCCAATGCGAATACTGGCACACGCACTGGCGGTGCTGGTGGTAATGGACTAGGAATCAACGGAACTATTTATACAGGTGGAAATGGAACATCTGGTTCATCAACTAACGGCGCTGGTGGTGGTGGTGCTGGAATGGCTGCTAATGGCTCTAATGCTTCAGGAACAACAGGCGGTGCAGGAGGTCTAGGAGGCGGCGGTGGTGGCTCTGCTTCTGGCGGTGCTGGAGGTGGTGGTGGCGGAGGCGCGTATTTCACTATAACAGTCCCGTTTAGTTATCTTAGTACCACGGAGACGTATACCGTTGGTGGTGGCGGCGCGAACGTATCTACAAACACGAACGGCGGCGCAGGCGGCAACACAACATTTACAGTCACTAACTGGCCCGGTGGATCTAAAACCTTTACTGCTTATGGCGGCGGTGGAGGTGGCGGAGCTGCTTCTACTTCTGGGTATGCTGGCGGTGGCGGTGGCGGCACCTTGGGTGTTGGAGGAAGTGCAGCAGCGACTACTTTTGGGCAAGGTGGGCAACCAACTATGGTTCAAGCTGGTGGGGATGGTAATCCCGGATACGGCGGTGCCGCAGGCGGTGCTGCTGCTGGAGGCAACGCCGGTGCTGCGTATTTTGGCGGCGGTGGTGGAGGTGGCGGAGAAAACGGTACGGGTACTGGTACTACTGGGATAGGTGGTAACTCTATCTACGGTGGCGGTGGCGGGGGTGGCGGCAATGACTCTGGCACAGTTCGTTGCCCCGGCGGGACTTCTGTATTTGGCGGCAAAGGTGGGGACGGTGGATATGGCAACAACACTACTGCCGCACAAAATGGCACAGTTCCCGGTGGCGGTGGTGGTGGATCTGACTTAGGAACGGCTGGCTCTGGTAATGGTGCTAGTGGTAGGGTGTTAGTTACTATTTGGTAATCATGGCTACATACGCAATCATTAATCGAAACACTAATATTGTTGAGAATATCGGCGAGGATCATCGTCCCGCAGAAGAAATCACGCTTCCTGATCCGCACTTTGTGGTGCCGGTAAGAGGAACGCCTTCTCTTGTATGGGTATACAACGACACAGATAATACGTGGGCGCAGGAAGAGGGTGTGGGTATGGGAGCAATTGGTGATACTTGGGATGGGCAGAAATTTATCCGTCCTAATCCGGTCGGGTAACGAATTTAGCATTTAAGGACAGAGATTATGGCAAGCACATACAGCAGCCTAAAGATTGAGTTGATTGGTACAGGTGACCAGTCTGGTACGTGGGGCGCTACAACAAACAATAACTTACAGTACGCCATTGAAGAGGCAATCACTGGATCTGCTGATGTCACGTTTGCCAGTGGCGATGTAACGCTTACGCTGACAGATTCGAACCTTGCGCAGACGGCTCGCAACCTGCGGCTTAATCTGATTGGCACTTCTGGTGCGGCGCGGATTCTTACTGTGCCAGCTATTGAGAAGCAGTACATCATCAACAACGGGTTGGCGCACCAAGTCACAGTGCAAAATTCAAGCGGCACTGGAGTAATTATTCCAGCTGGCAAATCAGCGATTGTGTTCAATAACGGCACAAACGTGCTACCGGTAAGCACATCAATTCCTGTCTCTAGCACCGTTACATTCTCCCTGCCTACTACTGATGGCACGGCGGGCAAGCCTGTTGTTACTGATGGATCTGGCAATCTTTCGTTCCCGGCGAATGGTGCGTTTGTTATTACCGGTGAGCGTGAGCGGGCAGTGGATCTTGGTTCAGGAAACACAGCGCCTATTGATCTTAATCTTGGTAATTACTTCTATAAGACCGTCACCGCTAACACAACAATCAGCCTTTCAAATACGCCTGCTAACTTGATTGCGCAGTCTTTCATACTTGAGTTGACTAATGGCGCAGCGTTTGCTGTTACTTACTTCGCCAACCTTACATTCCCAAGTGGTCAGCCGCCAACGCTAACTAGCGGAAGAGATGTGCTTGGGTTCTTTACTCGTGATGGTGGCACAACTTGGAGTGGCTTTACTGTCGGTTTGAATATGCAGGGGGCATAATATGAGTGCTAAAGAGATTGTATTAGCTGCTGCTGGCGGCGGACAGACAACAACCGCGATCCAATATGTTGGTGGCAAGACTCTTACAATTACGCCATCCTCCGCAAGTAATACAACAATATCGCTTACTGATTTGACTGGTAGCCCAAGCCCAGCGTTACAGCTAGGAGATGTTGTCGTCGTTTCTTATGTTATTGCTTCAACTGGTGTAGAAACACCTAATGTAACTTCTAATACATACACAACACTCGCTAGTATTTTTGCTAACGACACCAACGATACAAATTTGTATGTTGGCTACAAAATTATGGGCGCAACGCCCGATACGTCGGTAACAGTAACACCTACTAAAAACGTAGGGAATGGTGGTGTTGTTGCTATACAAGCATATCGCTATTGCGATAGTAATTTTCCTATCCAACAGCCAGCTAATACTGCAACTTTTACTAATACTGTACGACCAACCCCACCCACTATTACGCCTTGGGATAATGATTCTGTTGCAGTCATTGTTGGCGCTGGTTCGCACGAGCGAGGGAATGTTTCTTACACCACCACCGGACTGACAAATTTTATAACTTCAGGAAGTACAGATACTTCTTACGATGCCTCTATAGGCATGGGCTTTAGGGTCATTCAGAGCGGTAGTTATTCACCAAATAGATTTGGATTTTCTCAATCTGACAGTGGTACTTATTCATCTGCCGGTGCAAGCATTGCCCTAAAACCAAAACCAGATACAGTAATTCCTACTTTTGTTTCTTATAGAGCTGGCTCTACTAGTGGATTATCAATAACGCTTACCAAACCAACAGATGTTCAAGAAAATGATTTTCTTCTATTAACCATTTCTGGCGCCTACGTTGCTGGTCTTAGCCTTACTGTTCCATCTGGCTTTACATTGGTTGGAAGTAGAGCTTCTGGTACGAGCAGTATTCAAGCTTGGATCTATAAAAAAATAGCAACTTCTAGCGAACCGGCCTCATACACAATAACAAGAAGTAGCGATTCAGGAAATTTTGGCGCGGTTATTAGTGTTTTTAGGACAGCAAATACGATAAATACAACTGGGGTATTTGATGTATACGCAGCCACTACTGCTGTTGCCGAAAGCATAACTCCATCAGTAGGCGGGTTAAATTTAGCTATTTGGATGTTTAACGCGGGCCAAACACTTGTTACCGCTCCGGCAAATATGACAGAGCTTGTTAAATACGATAATCCAGCTGGGGCAGTTTGCGGGCAATTTATTTATTCTGCATTGGCCGGTCCGTACTTTGCCACTTTAAATAAAAGTTTAACTATAAGTAGTAGTAGTTTTGAATCTATTGCTGTTCAGCTTCAGCTTACCCAAGAATAAGGATTGATCATGTACGCAAAGATTAACAACGGAGTTGTCGAGAAATTTCCTTACTCAATCGGCGAACTTCGGAAAGATCACAGCAATACATCCTTGCCACGCAACATCCCTGATGAGTGGTTGCCTAACCTCGGGATAGTGCCGGTGCATAACACGCAGTTTCCCAGTGTCAATTACACCAAGAACGTAGCGGAAGGCACACCTGTATTTAACGAAGCCGCCCAGAGATGGGAGCGTGTGTGGATCGTTACTGATGCCACGGCAGAAGAAGTTGCCGAGCGTACCGCAAGACAGGCGGCAGAAATCCGTGCTGAACGTAACCAGAAGCTGGCAGCAAGCGATTGGACTCAACTAGCTGATGCGGGTGCTAGATGTGATCAAGCAGCATGGGCAGTTTACCGTCAGCAACTAGCAGACATCACAACGCAATCGGGCTTCCCGTGGCAAGTTACTTGGCCTAATGCTCCGCAGAAATGAAACTGTACGACAACTGGAAAGATATTGTTCGCAAAGCGTGGTCAATTAGACTGATGATTTTGGCCGGAATTTTGTCTGGTATTGAGGTAATACTACCTTTATTTGTTGACGTAATTGCACGAGGCACATTTGCAGCCTTGTCGGGAATTACGGTAGCGGCTGCTTTTGTAGCAAGGCTTATTGCCCAAAAAGATTTGGAATGAAGAACCCACGGATAGCAATTGGTGCTTTAGCTCTGTCGGCAACCACGTTGGTGGGGATTGCTTTACATGAAGGGTTTGAGCCGAAAGCCTACATTCCGGTAGCGGGAGATGTGCCGACGATAGGGTTTGGCACGACTGATAGCGTGAAGATGGGCGACACGATTACGGTTGAGAGGGCGCTGGTTAAGCTGTTGCAAGATGCTAATAAGTTTGAGCGGGCGGTCAAACGCTGCGCTCCAGTGCCTATGCACAACTACGAATTCGCGGCGTTTGTCAGTCTGGCTTACAACATCGGGGAAGGCGCTTTCTGCCGGTCTACGCTAGTAAAAAAGCTGAACGCCCAAGATTATGACGGAGCCTGCCGAGAAATATTGAAGTGGGACAGATTCAAAGGTAAGCCCTTGGCAGGTTTGACTAAACGGCGGCAAGCGGAGTATCAGCAATGTATTGGTATCTAGCTGTTGGGGCAGCTGTTGCAATTGGCGCGGCGGCGGTAGGGGGATATCATACGGGCAAGGAAAGCGGCATGGCAGAGGTGCAGCAGGCTTGGGACAAAGAGAAGACTGCTCAGTACACGCAATATGCCAAAGCAATGGAAGAGTCTGTAGAGAAGCAGCAACAGCTTCAGATGGGTGCAGACAAGTTACGTCAGGAGAAGGATCGTGAGATTCGGGACATTATTGCTAGGAATACCGCTCTTACTAACAGCCTGCGCGACCGCCAAAGTCGCCCCACAAGCTCCGTGTCCAATCCCGCCAGCACTGGATCAAATGCCTGTACCGGAGCGCAGCTTTACCGTCAGGATGGAGAGTTTCTTGCAGGGCTTGCTAGAGAAGCCGACGAACTCGTTGCCGCCCTCAAACAATGTTACGCCCAATACGAAGCAGTAAGACAAATGGTGAAATAAATGCCACTACAACAACTTCAGTTTCGTCCCGGGATAAACAGGGAAGGTACGTCACTTGCCAACGAAGGTGGTTGGTTTGAGTGTAATAAAGTTCGCTTTCGCTCTGGGTACCCTGAAAAGATTGGCGGTTGGACTCCACTAACCAACCAAACTTTTCTTGGTATTTGCCGTTCGCTTTGGAATTGGGTCACGCTGAAAGGCAACAACCTTCTTGGCATCGGTACTAACGAAAAGTTTTACATCGAAAACGGTAGTGTCTTTTATGACATTACGCCGTATCGTCTATTCGTTAACTCTGGAACTGCAACCAACCCATTTCGCATTACTGGCGGTAGCAACGTCGTTACTGTTGTAATTGCTAACCACAGTGTAATCGCTGGGGATATGGTGACGTTTGCTAATGCTACGACTACTGGCAGTATCCCCGGAACCAGCCTTGACGGTACGTTTTATGTGACTGCTGTAACTAATGCAAACGCGTTCACAATTACAGTAAATACCACTGCAACTGAGACTGGAACACTGGGCAACAACCCATTAACAACTCTAACAGGGTCTGCCAATGTAACGGTTACTGATGTCGCGCATGGCATGATTGCTAACAACTCGGTAACGCTTAATGGTGTTGTAGGTGTAACGGGTACGCTTGGTACTAACCCTTTTGCTACTACTAGCGGTTCTAGGATCGTTACCGTCACATCTACGGCGCACGGGCTTAGTAACACATTTACGGTGTCGTTTACTGGTGCAACAGCAGTTGGCGGCATTCCTGCTGTCGATCTTAATACTACGCACACAATATCTAACGTAACCGCCAACACCTATACGGTTATTACTAATAGCGCAGCTACCTCAACCACAACGGGTGGCGGTGCGGCAGTTGCATACAACTATCCGTACATTGGTGGTATTGCCATATCGCAGTTCAACAACGTTGCTAGCACAATTGTTTCTGTAACTAACGCAAATGCGTACGTCATCACAGTTAGCTCTAACGCAACCGCAAACGTTTCTGGCGGCGGTGCAAATGTTACATACGCTTATTCAAATATTGCCGGTGGCGGCAATGTCACCTATGACCTTTACGAGTTTCAACAGCGGTTGGTCAACCCGTTTGCAACTACGAGTGGTAGTAGCATAGTCACGGTTACCGATGTTGATCACGGGGCCACCAATGGATCATACGTAGATTTTTCAGGCGCCTCCCCTGTTGCGGGACTGACTATAGATGGTAACTACAAGATTACGTATATTATTCAAATACGTACACCATCAATGCAGGAAGCAATGCCAACGCCACGACAACCGGCGGCGGAGATGTTATTGCGGAATATCAAATCAATATAGGATTCCCAATTTACACAACTACAGTGGGTTGGGGTTCTGGTACATGGGGCGGCTTTAGTTTTAATAACTCTGTTGATTATTTAAACGGCGGTATTAATGCTTCTGTCACTACGATCACGGTAGATTCTACGGCTGGCTTTTCAAGCCCAGGAACTATTATGATTGACACCGAGTTGATTACTTACAGTGGGCTAACCGCGACCACATTTACCGGCTGCACTCGTGGGGCAAAAGGTACAGCAGCTGCGTCGCATAGCGATAATGCAACTGTATATGACGCTGTCGACTTTAATGGATGGGGTCAAGATGCGTCGAATGCGCAAGGTCAGCAGCTAAGGCTTTGGAGTCAGGCAAATTACGGCGAGTACTTGATGTTTAACCCGCGTAACGAAGGGCTATACATGTGGGTGCCGCAGTACAACGCATCTAACCAGCTAATTGTATCTGGCACGTACGCTGAGCTATTGTCGCCATACAACACTGGCATATATCAGACGGATGCGAATTGCCCAGTAATATCAACACTTATGATGGTGTCGGACACCTCACGCTTTGTCATTTCGTTTGGGTGCAACGATTACGCTTCTACAGTGCAAAACCCGTTACTCGTTCGTTGGTCAGATCAAGAAGATTATTTGACATGGACTCCGGCAGTTACCAATCAGGCGGGCAGCTTCCAGTTGAGTAGTGGCTCTTATATTGTTACTGCTGTGCAGACTAGGCAGGAAATCTTGGTCTTTACTGATGCGGGCGTGTGGTCGATGAAGTATCTTGGCCCTCCGTACGTGTGGGGCTTTGACATCATGTCTCACAACATCTCCATTCTGGGGCCAAATGTTGTGGCAGCGGCGAACAATATTGTGTACTGGATGGGCGTAGATAAGTTCTATGTCTACACAGGTCGAGTAGAAACTTTACCATCTTCGTTACGTCAGTATGTGTACGACGATATTAATTTAGAACAATCGTTTCAATTTTTTGCAGGTTCAAACGAGGGGTATAGTGAAATTTGGTGGTTCTACTGTTCTGCCAATTCCACAACTATAGACCGCTATGTGATCTACAACTATCTGGATAAGGTTTGGTATTACGGTACGTTAGGTCGTAGTGCGTGGCTAGATTCGCCACTGCGGCCTTACCCAATGGGCGCAACTTATAACAGATCACTTGTTTATCACGAAAATGGTACAGACGATGTTGAATTAACTGGTCAAATCTTGCCGATTGAAGCGTATGTCCAATCTTCAGACTTCGATATTGGTGATGGTCACAACTTTGGTTTTGTGTGGCGCATCATCCCTGACATCACATTTGATGGTTCGACAACGCCGGATCCAAATAAGCCGGAGGTTACTTTCACGGTGCGTCCACGACAGAACCCCGGTGCTAATTATGGTTCCGCCGCTACGCCAACGGTTGAGTCTGCGCAGTCGTATAACAACCAGAAGTACTACACGGTTCAGCAATTTACAGAGATTGTTTATACACGGGTGCGCGGCAGACAAATGGCGTTCAAAGTAAGTTCTGACACTGTTGGAACGCAGTGGCAGTTGGGTGTGCCAAGAATTGATGTACGTCCTGACGGCAGACGTTGACTAGCTGATGGCTAATATACCTAATAGACTTATCCCAATTAAATCCCCGGCGCTACCGCTTGCGCCGACAGATTTTGCACGTCAGTACTTTGATCAATTAAACAACATCCACCGTGTTTACTATAAGCAAATTGACAACCTAACCAATGCGCTGCTGAGCAATACAGGTGGGCGGTTCTTGGGGTTTCCGCACGGGTCTTTCTACGATACAGAGACACAGAGCGACGGTGTAGATACGCCCAATGCAGTACAGCTGAATGGTACATTCACCGAAGATACGTACGGCATCACAATAGCGAACAATGCTAGCAACAGACCAACAAGAGTAACTGTTGAGTTCCCCGGCGTTTACAACTTTCAGTTTAGTTTACAACTTGAAAACACAGATAATGACAAGCATGAAGTTACTATCTGGGCAAGAATTAATGGGGTAGATGTTCCTTATAGTGCTACCTTAGTAACTGTTCCCGCCCGTAAATCAGCAAGTATTTATGGATATGCTGTTGCTGCGTGGAACTTTGTGTTGACGCTACAGGGCGGGGATTACTTTGAATTGATCTGGGCTTCAAACAGTGCGTTGGTGACAATCCCATACAGTGGGGCGCAGACATCTCCGTATGCTCACCCAGCAGTTCCTTCCACAATACTGACCGTTTCTTTTGTTTCCGCGATACCCGCGTGATACTATTGACAAAACTTTCTAAAGGTGCGTTATGAGCCTTCATACCTTAGCCAATAATCTGCAAAGTGCTGGTAGAAATGGCGATTCTGTTCTTGTACACATGACGCCCAATGAGGTTAATGGGTTGCAAGCGTTAGCAATGGCGCACGGGGGGAGCCTGACAATTAACCCTGAGACTGGCCTTCCAGAAGCGGGGCTTTTAGGTAAATTATTGCCTACACTTATTGGTTTTGCTCTTGGCCCTGCGGGCATGAACTTTACACTTGGCAGCTTGTCTAGCGCCGCGTCTGCTGGATTAGTATCTGGTGCAGTGGGTACGCTGGCAACTGGCAGTCTGGGCAAGGGCATCATGGCAGGTCTCGGTGCCTACGGCGGGGCTAATTTAGGTGGGATGCTAAAAGGTATGGGGGGTACTCCCATAGGCCCAATTAATGCGATGGCTGGTGCTGATGCGGGCAATCTATCTAACGCGACTTATTTTGGCACACAACAACCGTCTACTTTAGCAAATACAGTCCCAGAATCAGTAGCTTCAACTTCAACAGTAACTCCAGCAGCAACGGCGGCAAGAAAGTCTTTAGCTGAATTAAACAATGTTTTAGCGCCCACACCGAAAGCAGCGGGGTTTGGAACAGACGCACAGCTTACTTTTAGAGACAGAAATTTACGTCCTGAGATATCATTTTTGCGGCCCCCTGAACAGGGGCAAGTATACAACTTATTGGGGCCGGCTTCTGTCGCGGCTCCAACTCAATTACCCCCGATTCAGACGGCTCCACCCCCTACTGTAAACGTGCCACCCCCCAAAAAAGTAGAAGAGGCGGTGCGGGAGGCCGCTGATTCGTTTGGCGAAAATATGGCTGCTGCCGGTAGAGGCGCGAAAAAAGTATTCGATAAGCCAGAAGAAACTTGGGACTTTATTAAGAATAACCCCGCTACGGTAGCGGCAATTATGGCAAGTATGTCTAGTGATATAACTGCGGGCCCACGCAAAAAAGAACCTGTGAAGCCCCTTGAGAAGTATCGTTATGAATATGACAGACAGCCAATTGGGGTAGCGTCGTCTAGATCTTCTGAGCGCAATTACTTCCCCAATGCCCGTATGGTTCCAACAGGCGAATACTATGTAGCAGGTGGTGGGTTAATGTCTTTGGCAAGCGGTGGCCCAGTTGAGGATATGTCCCGGCTAAATACTGTTGGCGCAAACACTGGCTACCCAATGGCTGATCAGATGTCCTCCGCGTATGCAAGTTCGGCAGAACGCCCGATCTCAGAGAATATTGTTCACCCCCAAGGTGATGCTAACGTAGATCCGTATACGGGTGAGCAGAAGTTTGACGATGGCGGATACGTGCGCTACACCGGTCAAGGCAAACCACCGGGAGAAGATTATTACTACGTAGGCGGCGGTTTGAGCGGTCCCGCTTACTACATGTATAAACCCCCTGCTGGTGCTGAAACAAGCGGTGCTGGTGGCGTTGATCCATCCAACCCATTTGGGAATCTTGACCTTTCTTATAATCCTGCGACCGGACGTATTGGTGGGGGATCAACGTCTACAACAGCCCCATTGTCAACAACACCAATAAGATACACAAGAGATACTCTTAATCCGCTATATCAGAAATATTTTGGGCGAGATGTTGACCCTGCTGGGTTGGAGGCTTACACATCAAGAGATTTTTCACCATCGGAATTAGATAAAATTTTTTCCTCTGCTCCAGAGTATGCAGCCGCTGCTCCTATAAGAGCCGCAAGGGATCGGGAAGGAAAGTTGGTAAGCCCAGATCAGGCAGCAGATATTTATGAGCGTGTAATGGGGCGTACACCCGATATTCGTGGGCTTAATTACTACGCAAAAACTAACAGAATGACTCCAGAAGAAATGGAAGCGTCGTTACGTGGGTCTGACGAGTATTTTTATAACCTAACAAAACCATTCGTGCCAGAAATTCGTTATGGCGCTAACGGAATAGCAACGATTGATGAAGCTCCAAGATATGACCCAACTCAATATGGGTTTGATCCAAGCTACACAAATGCTAGGAATGAAATAAAAGGTTTGTATCAAAACCAGTTGGGGCGGATAGCTGACCCCCGTGAAGAAGATTATTGGGCTAATACTATCGGTGCAGACAATAATTTGTCGGCTGAGGATATCGCTGCGTTTTCAAAACAAGCTAACATTGAGCTAGGACAGCAGCGCGATATTTACGCACCACCAACCACACCGGTTACACCAACCACACCGGTTACACCAACCACACCGGTTACACCAACCACACCGGGTGCATCGCCAACGGACACTCCGACCGTTGATATTAGAAACCAAACAGCTGATTTGTTACGTAGAGGATTAGGTGCCGATCCATCAGCATCACAACTTGACTACTGGTCTGGCATTTTTGGTTTAGATAACCAGATCACCCCAGATGAGGTTGAAAGATTAAATTCAGCTTTTGGTATTGCAAATGAAGCAAACATTATGAGTGGGCAGAGAAATGAATTTGGTGGTCCAACAGGTGAAGTTGGTCCTGATGCGGCGCGGCGTTTTGCAGAGCAGTACAACCAAACATATAAGCCGGGTGAGCCGGTTAGGTTCGGTGATGACCCTGCCCAAGTAATTAGCAGAAAAGCTAAAGAATACGGTTTGTATAATCCACAAAGCCCACAGCAGCAGATTGAAAGTTTGGCAGACATGGCGAATATGGTTACCCGAGCCGCAGTTCCGTCTGGACAAACGTATCAAGTTAAGAATCCTGAGACTGGGGAATACGGAGCTAAAACAGCCCAAGGTGGTATAGGAGATTTTTATACGACAGATCCGTATTTCTTTAACACATCTCGCGGCGACATAATTAATAGGGAAATCGAAGCGCGTGTTAATGCGATGCGAGCAAATTATCCCGATATTACAGACCAAAATGAACTGCTGGGCTTATATGCTCAACAACCTAATTTCGACCCAACGGAGCTTTTGAGTCACAACTACAAGTCATTCATAGCTAACCCGGGGTCGTTAGAAATACCTCAAAAAGCTGGGGGTGGGCTTTCTGGAATTATGTACGACCAAAAATTGGCGTCTGGAGGGCTATCGAACTTAGGTGGCTATTCTGATGGTGGCAGACTATTGAAAGGGCCGGGCGATGGAGTTTCGGATTCTATTCCTGCTGTTATTGGTCAGCGCCAGCCTGCTCGTCTCGCTGATGGTGAGTTTGTTATCCCTGCACGAATCGTGTCCGAACTCGGTAACGGCTCCACAGAAGCTGGTGCGCGGAAGCTGTACGCGATGATGGACAGGGTTCAGAAAGCGCGGCGCAAGTCGGTAGGTAAGGGCAAAGTTGCGGCTAATACGAGAGCGGAGAAATATCTCCCTGCATGAGTGAGCTTGTTTACAAGTGTGAAGACTTTTTTGATATTTTGCCTGAGTTGCAAAGTATCTTCCCTCTTCATTACGATGAACTATGCGTAACTAAAGATTTTCCGTTAGATCCTGATCTTGATCAATACAAACGAATTAATGACGCTAAGTTACTAGCCTGCGTAACATGTAGATGTGATGGAGAATTAATTGGCTACATAATTTTCTTTTTACAGCCACACATACATTACAAAACATGCTTAACCGCCTTTGAAGATATATATTTTGTAAAACCAGAACATCGTAGGGGTAGGGTTGGTATTAGACTGTTTCAATACGCAGAAAAAGTTTTAAGGGCAGCAGGAATCAATAGGATTATTTTGCATACTAAAGTGCACCTAGATAATTCTCGATTGTTTGAGTACCTTGGGTACAAGAACTCCGACAAAGTGTATACAAAAATATTGTAGAGGTGGTTATGAGTTACTCCCGCAGACAGCTTTACGCGCTTGGTGAACCCCTAGGTGAATCCGTTACCCGTACTAAACCCGGGGGGCGTATCTATGGCGGAGGTGATTCTTCTGCGCCAACTCAGATGACGCAGACTTCGCTTTCGTACGCACCGGAATTCCAACCCGCGATTAATCAAATATTTCAAGGTGCGGCTGCGTTAGCATCTCAACCGTATGAAACCTACCAGTACAACCGTATTGCTGGGTTTGACCCTATGCAGCTGCAAGCCCAACAAGCTGCGGCAAACATGCGGGTGTCTCCTTATATTGGTCAATCGGCTGGCCTAGCTAGGCAAGCAGCCATGTTTAATCCGGGACAGTTTGGTTCTGACTATATAAGCCAACTCGGTAACGCTAGCTATAACCCAACGCAGTTTGGTGTTCAAACTGTTACACCTGAACGTATAGCTGCTGAACGTGCGTCAACAGGAAGGTTTACAGATCGTGGCGTTGCGAGCGCATACATGTCGCCCTACATGCAAAACGTCGTAGATATTGGTAAGCGTGAAGCACAACGTCAGGCAGATATTGCAGCTACTCAACGCGGTGCGCAGGCTGTAGGCGCGGGGGCTTTTGGTGGCTCACGTCAGGCAATCATGGAAGCCGAAGCCCAACGTAATCTGGCGCAACAGATGGGGGATATCCAAGCCAAAGGGTCTCAAGCTGCGTTTGAACAAGCAGCGCAGCAATATCAAACAGACGCGCAGCGTAATTTAGCTATGCAACAAGGCAACATCCAAGCACAGTTGCAAGCAGCTATGGCTAACCAGCAGACGGGGTTGACTGCCGCATTAGCAAATCAAGCTAAAGCGTTAGAAGCTCAACAACTAGCAGAACAGTCTCGACAGTTTGGTGCTGATTTTGGCACAAGAGGGAGACAAGCCGCCTTACAAGCCGATCTTGATACTCAAAGAATGCGTGAGCAATCTCGGCAGTTTGGTTCTGATATTGGGCTACGCTCTGCGGCACAGCTAGAAAGACTAGGGCAAACTCAATTTGGGCAGGCTAGAGATATTATTGGCATGCAGTCTCAGTTTGGCGCTGAAAGACAGGCGATGCTGCAACGTAAACTGTCGCAGGGTTACGATGACTTTTTACGGCAAAAACAATATCCATATACTAACTATTCATGGCTTAGTGAAATTGCGCGTGGGATGCCTACAACGCAAACCCAACAAATTTATCAAGCTCCACCTTCACTTGCTTCACAAGCGATTGGATACACTGCTGGGGCTTATGGACTAAATAGATTAATGAATCAACCTATGGCTAATGGTGGACTTGCAGGGTTGGCTATTAATAATCTAACTAGGGGTTGATCATGGCAATTCCGGGGATTGAAAAAATTAAGGCATTAGCGTTTCAGTACAGCAAGAAGCAGCTTGGGAACTTGGTGCAGCTGGGAATGGTTGACCCTCAAGAAGCTACATTGGCTGGGTTCATGCGCGACCGTATTGCCAAAGAAGATATGCAGCCGCCGACTACAACGGTGGTGCAAGATACGCTCGGCCTGCCTGCAGTAGCAGCGGCGCAGCAGCCTCCGATGCCGCCACAACCCCAAATGCCACAAGGTGCTCCCGCTCCTGCGCCCGCTCCTGAAGTTTCACCTACCATGATGGCTGCGTCGGGTGGGTTGGCTAGCCTGCCAGCAGATAACGTCGGTAACTACGCCGGTGGTGGCATCGTTGCGTTTGATGAGGGTGGTGAAGTTCCGGGATACGCGACGGGTAAATTAATCGATGAGAAGTTTAGGACAACCGATCCGGCAAAAATTAACCAAGCTAGATTAGAAACTTGGCAAGAAGAGTTAGCGGAAGAACAGCGGAAGCTGGGGCTAGAAACCGACCCAACTAATAGGGCAAGGATTCAAGCCAATATAGCGGCGCTTAATAGAGAGATCGCGGCGGCTAGTAAATCTCCTTCACCTGCAACTAGCACGGGGGGATTTGGAAACGTATCTAATATTCCTAGAAACGACCCACGTATTAGAGCACGGCGTGATGCTATGTCGTTACCTGCTATTAATCCACCTACCGCTGCGCCAACATTAAAGCCGCAAGATTACATAGGGCAGGCAAGAGAAATTGCCAATATGGTGTACCCAGATACAGATAAACCGAAATCGCTATCTGTACAGGAAGCTATGAAACAGTCTAACGACTTACTAAAAGAGGCTGGGTTTGACCCCGACATATTTAAAAAACAGGGTAGAGATATTGCGGAAGAACGTGCTGGGATAGCAAAAGATAGAGAAGACGCTAAGACATTCCGTATCTTAGAGGCCGCTGCTGGAATTCTAAGCGGTACTTCTCCATTTGCTTCGGTCAATATTGGCAAGGGCGTATCCCCCGCAGTTCAAGGGTTAGCGTCGGACATGAAAGAATTCCAAAAGAACGAGCGTGCGTTGCGTGCGGCTGAACGTGATCTAACTATGGCGGAGCAGAAGTTCAACCTTACCCGTGCATCCGATGCGCTGGCTCAGATGAATAGAGCGCAAGACCGATTTGATAAATATAACGATAAGAAAGCTGGGCTCATCGGCGACCTTACCAAATCGTTTATTAGTGTCCAAGGGCAGAAAGAAGTTGCCGAGACTTACGGTAGAAGCTACGAAAACCTTGAGCGTTTACGTCAAACTGCGACTCCGGATTCGGTTAAATCGTTGAATACACTAGCAGCGCAGTTGCGGCAAGAAGACCCGACACTAACCATTAAACAGAGTCTGGAAGAAGCTGCTATTTTAATGAGGCCGGAACGTAGCATAAATGCTGTTATTGGGGCGGAGTCAAAGGCTGCGCAAGACGTAGATAAACGATACAGCGAAATGTTACTAACAGACAAAACCCTTAGAGCGCTAGACGAAAAAGCAAACGCCGGTGATGCCGACGCGCAAAGACAAAGAAAAGAAATTAAAGACCGGATGCTCCGAGAGCGTATGTCCCAGATGCCGACTGTATCAAGTAGAACAGGAGCGCCCAGAGAGGCATTGGCTCCGCAAGATAGACAGGCTTTGGAATGGGCTAACGCTAATCCGTCCGATCCACGTTCCGCGCAAATTAAGCAACGTCTAGGGGTGCAGTAATGCCGTTTGATCCAGATGCGTATCTGAGTGGACAACCGAGTAAACCGTCAGCACCGGCGGCATCGGGAGGTTTTGATCCTGACGCGTATCTAAAACAAACACCAAAACCGTTTGACCCCGATGCCTACCTAGGGGCAAAACCTTCGGCACCGTCAGAAGAATCTGGCTTTTTACGTCAAGCCGCCGATATTCCTATTGGAGTAACTAAAGGTATTGCTACCGGCGTGCGCATGATCTCTGACGCGTTTGGCGCAGATAGTGATACCTCGAAACTACTTAAAGGCTACGAAGATGCTATTGGTAGCCTTTTGTCTGCACAAGCAAAGAATGACCAAAAAGAAATTAGTCGCATATTAAAAGACGCCCAAGACAAAGGTGTGCTTGATCAATTGGTTGCTGCGGGTAAAGCATTTGCGACTGCGCCTATTGATCTTACCGTTCAAGCGCTTGGTACTTCCGCACCGGCTCTTGTAGCTGGTTTAGCTACAACATTAGCTAGTGCGCCAACTTCGGTGGCTTTAGGTACTTCTGCCCTCGTGGGTTCCGTAATGGGTGCGGGTGAAGCCAAAGGCACGATCTATGAAGCTACCCGAGAAGAGCTACTAGGCGCTGGGGTACCAAAAGATAAAGCCGAACGGTTAGCAGTAGAAGCGCAGAACTACGGCGGCAAAAACCTAGATCAAATTCTGTTAGCTGCTGGACTGGGCGCAGCTACATCGGCAACAGGTTTTGAAGCGAGTGCAATCAGAGGTATGACCACCCGCATCTTAGGTAAAGCCGCTGCTAAAGAAACTGCGGAAAAAGGTGTGACTCGCAGTATAGCTACTGGGGTAGCCAAAGAGTCTATTCCCGAACTACTGCAAGGATCCCAGATACAGCTTGCCGAAAACCTTGCCTTGCAACGAGAAGGATTTGACGTTCCCACAACTCGTGGTGTGGTATCGCAAGGGGCGTTAGAAGCATTATCTAGTATGCCGCTTGGTGCGTATGCTGGGTATAAAGAGCGTGGTGCTCGTACGGTTGGTGAAGATACCCGTGAGGGCAAAGCACTTAGTGAGCTGGATAGGCTAGCAGCGGAAGAAGAGGCCGCATTAGAACCAGAAGCGCCTCGTCGTCCTGCCGATCTGACCCAACAAGAATTATCCAACATCGAGCGTAGGTTGTACGCAGAGCTAGGTCGTGAGCCAAACGAGTACGAGTTTGAGGAGGCCATCAATGACTACTTGGATGAGCAGACCACAGGTCGAGCAGTTGAGTCCAGAGCAGCTATCGCTGGCGTTCCTAGTACTGGTGCACCCGAAGCCGCCGGAGTTCCAGATACCACCGTCCCTACAACACCTGAATCGGGACGACTGGATACTACTGGCGGGACTCCTGAGATCACTGGAGTTGGAGAGGGAGCAAAGCCCGGTGCATTAGAAGCGCCTACCGGTGAAAAGAGAGATGTAGCAACCTATCTTGAGGGGTATCCACAAGAAACAAAGCGGTACAACACCTACATAAACAACCCGGAAGTAGGCCCGCTTCTCCAATCCGCAAATGAAGCTATCCAGAAGCTAACGGACTTTATTAACAGCCGT